TGGCGGCGAGGGTTGGACATCAACCGATTATTTGAATTCGCTGGTCTTGAAAGCCACCGGTAACGTCCCATTCGACAGCGCCGGCGCAACAGCCACAGAGGCTTCTGCAATCGATGTTGGCTTGGCCGCATTCACAGGCTCCTTCAAGTTCCCTAAGCTTCCACTTAGAGTTTCCGCATCTGATGGCGGAATCTCCAATCCGAGAAACGCATACTTCGGCATGCAGAACACAATTACCTCTGCTAGCACAAAGTATGATGAAGACTATGTTGATTATATTCGCACACTGCCTGTTGATGTTGACAGCAGAGATCCCGGAACGTACACTGAGTACTCCTACATCTTCTCGCTTGATGACATCATCGTCACTGGCTCTTCAACTAACACAACCGCTCAAGCTTACTGGAGTTCTGGCTCTCGTTCCAGAGGTGTCTCGTACACTGCAACAAACGGCTCCACTGCACTTTGTGAAACAGCGGAATACAACAACTTCACGATTCCACTTTTCGGTGGATTCGATGGACTTGACATCACAGAAGTTGAGCCATTCCGGAATACATTGCTCGATGACACATCTGATGTGGATGAGAGCTACTCATTCTACAGTGTTCGCAGGGCGATTCGAAGTGTCTCTGATGCAGAGGAGTTTGAATTCAATCTTGCAGCGATGCCAAACATCCAGAATGAGACCCTGACAGCAGAGTTGATTAAGGTTTGTGAGGATCGCGGAGATGCTCTTGCGATTATTGACCTCAACGGCGATTACTTGCCATCAAGTGAAAACACTAGCGATGCAGTGTCCCGCCGGCCAAACCTCGATACCACAATCTCTAACTTGAGATCTCGCGGAATCAATTCGAGCTATGGTTGCTGTTTCTTCCCATATGTCCAGATTCGCGACAATATCAATGGTGCAATCCTCGATTGTCCTCCATCGGTCGTCGCTCTCGGAACATTTGGTAGCTCACAGAGAGCCAGCAAGCTCTGGTTTGCTCCTGCTGGATTCAATCGCGGTGGCCTGTCTCAGGGTGCTGCTGGAATCCCAGTTGTCGGTGTCAAGCAGCGTCTTAACTCTAAGGACAGAGATAAGCTTTATGCTGCAAACATCAATCCGATTGCTACATTCCCAAGTGAGGGCATCGTGGTCTTCGGTCAGAAAACACTGCAAATCACCCCATCTGCTCTTGACAGAATTAATGTTCGCAGACTTCTAATCTACATCAAGAAGGAAATCAGCAGAATTGCTGCCACAATCCTCTTTGATCAGAATGTTGACGTGACATGGAATAGATTCAAGTCAGCGGCCGAAAGATTCTTAACTGACGTTAAATCCGGACTTGGATTGACTGAGTTCAAGGTTATTCTTGACTCGACCACCACTACTCCTGATCTTATCGACAGAAACGCGCTTTACGCAAAAATCTTCTTAAAACCTGCTCGCTCAATCGAGTTTATTGCAATTGACTTTGTTGTCACGAGAACAGGTGCATCTTTCGAAGATTAAACTAATTAATTTACAGGAGAAACATTAAATGGCTTTCTGGACAAGCACAATCGAACCGAAGAGACAATTTAGATTCAAGGTTCAAATCAATGGAATGGCGGAAGGGGCTACTTGGTATGCAAAGCAAGTGACTAAACCCAGTGTGGAAGTTGCCGAGGGTACACATAAGTATCTTGGACACACTTTCCACTTCCCGGGATCTGTAACTTGGCAAGACGTTTCAGTGACACTCGTCGATCCATCTGACCCGGATGCTGCTGCTGAGATCTTTAAGATTCTAAGCGCTGCTGGGTATGACACGCCAAAGAAACCCGGCGACCAAAGCACTCTTGAAACTGTGGGCAAAAGAGACATGGCCGCAGCAATTGACGGGGTTATAATTACTCAACTCGATTCAAGCGGGAATGCGCAGGAAACTTGGACTCTCAATAATCCCATAATCAAGGGCATTAGCTTGGGAGATCTCAGCTATGAAAGTGAAGAGTTGAGCACTATTGAGATCACTTTTGCATATGATTGGTGCACGTTTGAATCGGCACAGTTGGAAGGCGAACTTTACGCTCCAGGCGCCGTTTAATATTTTAATCATGGTTTTCTATGGCTTTTTGGACTTCAACGGCATTATCGCCAAACTTTGCTAATCGATTTTTGGTTGAGATTCCATTAAACACTGGTACGACCACATATTCTCAAATTTTGGCCAAATCAGTTAGCCCGATGCCATCGTTCACCACAGAATTGATTGGTGGTGAACTTGATCAAGAGGGCACTGGATATGATCCATCGACGAAACAAGCTAGGATCAAGTGGACGCCAATTACTATAACATTTGTAAACGCTGCGTATGATCCTGTCGAGGAAAATTTATTATATAGATTCTTCCAGCAATTGTACAATGCCGGTTACAATCCACCGACAGACGCTGCCGGTGCAAACTCATCAGTTTTGATTAGCAACACGGCAGTTAAGACTAATTTATCATACGTCCACATATATACTTTAAGACCAGACGGTTCTAAAACATCACAATTCAAGCTTGTGAACCCAATAATCACTGCCATGACTGTCCAGCAACTTAGTTATGAAAGTGATGACCTTCACACATTCGAAGTGACATTTGATTATTCATTTGTTGAATTCACAGCGGAATGGTGTGCAACTTAGACATTTATTTTATGAGAGGTGACAATTGTCTAGAAACAGCGCTAGCCGCTTAGGGCTAGATTCGAAGAAACATAATCCAGTCGATGATGCTGGATCCATACCAGAATTTTCCTTTATTTCCCCCACTGAGTTGGTCGAGCTACCATCCAGAGGCGAGTTATATCCGGAATCCCATCCCCTTCGCAACAAGGAGAGCCTGGAAATAAGGTTCATGACAGCAAAAGAGGAGGATATCCTTCTCAATGAGAGCTACATCAAGAATGGGGTTGCAATTGATAAGCTGATTCACAGCCTCCTTGTTGATAAGTCCATTCAGGTCAACAGTCTGTTGGTCGGAGATAAGAGTGCAATTATTGTCGCAGCTAGAATATCAGGCTATGGCCACGATTACAAGACGAAAGTCGCGTGTCCAAAGTGTTCCGCAAAAGTCGATTATTCATTTGATTTGAATACCGCCAACATTTACCATGGCGATGACTATGATGACAAAGAGGTGAAGAGGACAGACAGCGGAACATTTATCCTCAATATGCCACTTTCAAAAGTTAAGGTTGAGATCCGACCAATGAATGGTGCTGATGAAAAGTATATGGCGGATATGTTGAGAAACAAAAAGAAGACTAAAATCGCAAGCAAGCTTATAACTCAGCAATTGAAGCGGACGATCGTCAATGTCAACGACTATGATCATCCTCACTACATCGACTCTTTTATTGAAGCAGTGCCGGCAAGGGATTCTTCTTACATAAGAAGGATTCTGAAAAAGGTGACTCCAAACATCGAACTCAAGGAGGATTTTGTTTGCGAACAATGCGGACATGAAGAGTTCATGGAGGTGCCGTTTAATGCGGAATTTTTTTGGCCTGACCAATGAATACCAGCAAGATGTATATGAACAGATATTTTCTTTAAAGTACCATGGCGGTTGGAGCGTTATGGAAGTATATAATTTGCCGGTTCAACTTAGAACGTGGTTCGTGCAGAGGCTAGTAAAGCAACTGAATGACGAATCGGAGCAAATAAAGAAAGCGTCAAAGAAATGAATGGTCGGTGATCCCGACCATCTTTTTTATATATCACTAATTATTTTTGAGGTAGTATACATGAATTCTAAAGATCTGACAGAAATAACCATTGACTTTGAACAATTGCGAAAAGGCGCACTGAACGAATCTCTCGTAACCTTTTTTGGGTTCTGGATCAAGAAAACTCTTGGGCTTCTTTTGGGAGACATTGATTTTGCGATTCCAGTTAAAATGAAGGGAACACCGGCTGAGATTAAGTCTTTTGTGGGGGCCTTGCAAAAAGAGAAGCGATACGTTCAGGCATATAGGCAATATGGGCTTGATGATCCAAAGACATTCAAGAGCCGCACTAAGTTGAAAAACTCTGTTTCTAATTTTGAAAGGATAACCGGTTTGAAGTGGCCATTCAAGCATTAATTTAAGTTATGACAGACGCACAGATAAAGAAGTTAGCAAAAGCTTTAAAGGACGCTATGAAGGAGGCTATCGAGTCGGCTGACCTTGGTGGCGGTGCTGGTGGATCTGGGCTTGGTGCAGCCGCACGAGATTCCCTGGCCACTCTTAAGCAGAAGCTTGAGGAACTGCAACGAATACAACAAGCCACAGACCAAGGCACAGAACAATATGCAAAGCAGGCCATGGCACTGGTCGAACTCCAAGGTCAGATAAACGAAAGAACAGCAGCCTATCAAGAACAATTAATTGAAATAGGAAAACAACAAAAGAAAAATGAAGAAGCTGATCAAACATATGCTGAAAGAAGACAAAAAGATATTCAGTTACAAATTAAAAGACTAAAGATTTTAGAAAAGCAGGAGGGCCAAAATCACGCGGCAAGAATTGCACAATTGCAAGAGCAGATCGAGAATACAGACGATGTTGCTAACGCTATAAGAAATATTGAAGGCGCGTTTGGTATTCCCGCAAAAATGAGCGATGTGTTCGCTGGTCGTATGGTTGAGGGTGCTGATAAAATTAAAGAATCGTTCTCCAGGCTATCAGATCCTGAATTTATGGCAGAATTTGCCGACCAATTGATGAACGGAGGTCTTAGAATGCGCGCTATGGCAGGACTTGCCACAGCCGGAATGCAGATATTCGCCTTATATGCCGCACAAGTTTTTAACATTGCAAAACAAATTGATGGGATGGCAGCTAGTTTGGCAGCATCAACCGGTGCAGGCCGCCAGCATCAGGCTTTGTTGGTTGATACCCGATATGAACTTTTGGGAGTTGGCCTGGGTGCCGAAGAAGCCGCAGAAGCCATTGGATCGTTGGCCAATACGATGTCCGGATTCAACCGCATCCAAGAGTCTACACAAGGAGATCTGGCAGAGACTGTTGGGCAGTTGAGCGCACTTGGGGTCTCTGCCTCTGAATCCACCGACATCGCCAACATGATGACAAAGTCAATGGGCGTTGCGGCAGAAG